CGGCGCAATGCGATGTTTACCGTCATCATGATCTGCTCGACCGGAGAAAATCCATACAGCTTGTTGGTGCGTTTGTTTCTCGGCTTGTAAATCAACTCATCACGTGTAAAATTGCCGGCAGGGACCCCTTTAAGGATTTGCTGGTATGCGGGCTGCGGTGGTATCGGCGTGCGTCCTGAAAGGTCAATCTTACGGGATATCGTCGCCCCATCAATCGGCTCAAGAGTATACAACTTGCCACCTTTTGTGAGTAACGGATATATCGCTGGAGCATCAATGACAAGTAAATCTTCCAGCAACATTCTCAACCATTCAGCCCAAGTATGCTCTTTGTCGGGAAGTTCAAGAAAATCTTGCACTTCCTTGCATCTCGCATCAGGTTCAATGCCGTCTTTTTTCGGCACGATCTCGATTTCAAGCGCACACACCAAATCCTTTCTTGTCTCAATCACAAGCCGGAGGATATCGAGATTGTCAGCAAGAGCGCGGAGCTGATCAAACGTCACTGGCTCATACGCGCGTGGCTTGATGTTGACGTTATAGCCTACAGGGTAATCAAACGCCCTGCCTTTCACGTCTGCGGGTGTTGAGACCTGTAAAGGTTGCATTGGAGCCATCCATGCGCTTCCCTGTTCTACTGGCACTGCTTGAGGTGCTGGTTCGACGTTGTTATTCCCAGTATTCACAAACTGACCGCCCCGGATAGCTGTTTGCAACATCGCCTCACTGATCGGTGTTTTTATTCCTTCTGGCATGATTTAAAGTTTAAGTGTGTCAAATCTCATTGCCTACCCCGCTTTGCGCTCTTCTCTCAGTTTTTCCGCTTCTTGCCGGTAATACTCAAGCATACCGGTGGAGTTTATACCCAACGCCAGTTCGTTAAATGCGTCTGACGAAGCATCGACCTGGTCATCATGCCCAGCACCGGACCCATCAAAACTTTCAAGTTCAGAAAGATAAGCATCATTCCACGGGCCTCTCAGTAGCTTCACATTTCCACCTTGGACTTGAGATGAAAAAGGTGTTGCTCTTACGGTCTTACTGCCTGATACCGGATTAGTTTTAATCGTGTATCCTGCGAAATCCTGCACATACGCCCTGACCTGCGTCTTCCCTGCCTGTCCAGGGTCTTGTGGCACAAGAACGGGAATACCGAACCCGTCCGATGAAGCGATATTTTTGATGCCGCTCATGACCTTTGAGGCATCAACCCTGAACCGGTCGACATGCTCAACATAGTAAACTTTATCGATCACTGACATTTTTACGCCTGCTGTCCAGTCTGGATCATCAGCTTCTTTTCTCTTTTCAGTTCCGGCCAGATCCCACGCCCTGACGGTTTTCGTTATTTTCCCTGTCGGAAGCACATCTACAATCTCAAATTCTGACCGTTTGAAATAACTACCAGCCGACGGCCTGATGTTCCAGTTTCCCTTCTTCAGCCTTTCCCGCTCTACCCTTGGTAGCGCATCAAGGTTTGCAAGGTACTTCGGGTCGAGGTTAAGCAGAATCAGATTGTCTTCAATCGATGAAGCGATAAAAGTAAAACTCAACGGCAGACTGTTTGGGTACTCATCAATCAACTCTTGTTTTGTGTCCGCAAAGACTGCTGCATCATCGACAACAATAAGCCACCGGATAACGCCAGAGCGATCAGGTATTGCATATCCATCACTGTCCAGATACCAATCGACCCATTTACGTGCGAAATGGTCAGGGTCGGGGTTAAGTGTTGCCCGGATCTTTGTATCTACCCCGGACGTTGACCGGTTACGCGACAGCATGTAACTGAACTGCGCCCAAGTGAAATGGGTAAGCTCATCGAATCCGAGGTATACGATCTGTGAACCCTGCCAGTCGAATCGGTTTTTTTCGTACTCCATGTGAGCAAACCCAACACGGCCGCCAGGTGGAAACGTAAAGGTAAGTGCTGACTGGTTCGGCTTGGCTCCTACAAGAGAGTATACAGTACTTGCTGTATCCCATAAGCCGCCCTCACTGGTAACCTGCTTTGTTGTGCGACGAAAAATAACTGCGCCATACTTCGGGTTACTCACATCCCTCGATGCATCCAAAAGCAAAGCATAAGACTTGCCTCCTCCAGCTGCTCCACCGTAAAAGGCGATATCAGCACTGCATGAAACAAAGCGTTCTTGTGGTCCTTCCTGTGGTGTGAACTTTAACATGGCTTTGGGTCTTTGGCAGGCAATACTATAACGCCTGCGTAGAGGTCTTTACCATCCTTACCAGTCATCTCAACACCCTTTACGTCACGCCATCTTTGAGGGTTACGGTTCTTTAACCAAAATATTTGGGCGGTCACATCAGGCACTACTTCCTTAATTGTTTCAGTTGTCGATTTAACCAGTACCACACCGTTATCAAGATTCTCTATTTCTCGTTTTGTCTCCGTGTAGGTATACCCCAAAGCCCTTTTAAGCAGCGCACTCTCAACCTCGAAATCAATAGGCGCTTTACCTCTTTTTAAGGCTGCCAGAAACTCCGGATACTGCTTTTTGTATTGCTCAAAAGTTGTGATTGATACCCCAAGTTTTTTGGCGATATCAGACTCGATCATACCTTCTCGGGCATGCATCTCAGCTAACGCCGGAAACTCATCTGTGTACTTCTTTTTTGCCATACCTTACTGTACAAAATCCCCCTCCGGTCAAGGAAGGGCGTTATTTTCCGTATCTCTTTGTCCAGATATCCTCACACAGATCTCTGAACTCTTTCTTCCGCTGGATCACTACGGACACTTTACACACAACCTCGTCCCGCGTGTCTCCCTCGATGCCAAACCCCTTGATCTTGTCGCATCCCGCCCAATCAGCCACCCACTTTACCTTTTTACCTTTTTCTTTGTACGACGGATGGTTTACTTTTTGGACGATGACGTTTTCACCATCAATCTTTACGACTTCAGCAGGTTCTGCCTCTGGTTTGGCGTTTGATAACCGATCACGCCTTTTCTTTTTCGTCGCCGTCTTTGCCGAGGGCCTGTGTAGTGCGGTCATAGTCGAGATCTGAATGTGGATCGGTTATGAAATGGTGAAAGTGCCCGGCTGCGCTCTATTTTCGCAGTCAGAGCCTTGTTTCTGTTTATTGCTCATCAGAAAGGAAGATCATCTTTCTCACACTGCGACCCCTGAGCCACTGGCGGAGCATACTGGCGATCTTCCTGCCCTCCATTAGGCTTTCCATCAAGCATCTGCATTTCGCTGATAACGACCTCTGTTGTGTACTGCTTGACATCGTCTTTCAGCCATGAGCGAGTCTGCGCTGATAACGACCTCTGTTGTGTACTGCTTTACTCCTTCTTTTTCCCAGCTTCGAGTCTGGAGCTTCCCCTCAACGTATACCTGTGACCCTTTGCGCAGGTACTGAGCGCAGATATCAGCCAGCTTTCCCCATGCGACCACTCGATGCCATTCCGTTTTTTCCTGCCACTGGTCTTGCTTATCCTTGTACTTATCTGACGTGGCGATTGTAAAGTTAGCCACTGTTGTTGCTCCTGCCTGCCTACTCTCCGGATCCCCGCCAAGTCTGCCCAAGAGAATTACCTTGTTCACGCCTTTTGCCATGGTTGTTTTTAGTTTTTGATTATTCCGAGAACCACTCCTTTAAAATCTTCAAGAGTCCTGCATAGGGAATACTGGAACCCTTGCTTCTCGATCGTCTTTTGCCACATCTTCTGTTCTTTGCTCTGCCTCCCATCACCATCCTTAAGCTCAATCATCACGGCCTCTCCGTGATAGTAAAATGTAAAATCAGCCCTCCCAGCCTGCACACCTTTTGATCGGTTTCTCGCCCCATCAATCCCGTTCCGGCTGTTGTTAAGATTATAGCACAACAGCCCTCGGAGCTCTGGGAAACTGTTATGGAACCACACGTAACAGTCTTGATGTATACGTCCTTCGTTCTTATCCATCACTAAAAGACGTTTATTGTTGAAAACCATGGACAACCCCAGGCACTGCATCATCATCACCAAACGGCTCTCTTGCCGATTCATACCCAGCTTCTTTCGCCTCCTTTCCTTTTCGACCGTACCACTTATCCCAACTTGATTCAATCCCCAGATACCGGTTCCCGTTCGTCATCGCCCAACCCTTTTTATAGCCCTTCAGATGCTCGTAGTCGACAAAGTCTTTCATTGACTTAAAACGATGCAATACGAACCCGATCTTCCACTCACGGGCTCGCCTGATAGCTTCCAGCTCCTCTACGCTTGCTGTTTCAGAAAAACGCATCACTTCCGACGGGGTCATCTCCTTAAGCTTGATGATCATCTTCTCATCTGCCTCCATTTCCTTTTCCCAACCGCAGAACTGGCACTTTCTTGCTCTCGCAGGGAGAAGCGCTTTGCATGACGGGCAAACCGACATAACCATTTCTCCGGCCTTCTTGCTTTTCTTTTTGGTCTTTATATCGAGTGACCATTTACGGGGATTTCTCCAAAACCCATGGCGCTGGACATTCTGGCCAAAATCGAGGATGATGAAAAATTCCTTTCCAGGGAACGTCCGGCTCCCGCGCCCGCACATTTGCAGGTAGAGCGGAAGACTCATTGTTGCTCTGTAAAGGATGATGCACTCGATTGATGCGCAATCGTACCCCGTGTTGAGGATCCCGCAATTGCAGAGCACCTCATACGTCCCGTTGGCGAAATCTCTCAGGATTGCGTTGCGCTCTTTTTCGGGAGTCTCCGCATCGAGATGGGCCGCTCTGAATCCGGCTTCAAGAAATCCCTTCGAAAGGTTTATGGAGTTTTCGACCGTCGCACAAAACACCAGGCTTTTTTTGCCCAGAGCGAATTCTTTCCAGTTCTCGATCACGCCATCAAACAACTTGCGTTTTCCGTAGACCTTGCCCATATCGCCCTCGTTGTACTCTCCGGCCGTTATTCTCACGTCTGACAGGTCAACACTTACGCCATAGGCTTTTTCAGGGCAAAGGAACCCTTGCTCTACCAGATCGATAATTTCAGGGCCGTTGATTATCCCGTCATAATCAGCCTTGAGCGCCCTCATTTTTCCTGTCCTGATCGGGGTGGCAGTTGCGCCAATGACCAGCTGCTCTTCGTCAAGCGCCTCAAACAGCCGATTGAACGTGTTTTTATGGCATTCATCGATGATGATCAGCTTAAACTTTTTAACAAACGCGGCATAATCAGGTTTGATCAGGCGGCGCTTGAGGGTTTCAACCATAGCCATGGTAACCGGAGACTCATCGAGGCGGGTTGTCTTTGCGCTAAGCTCTCGGTACCCTACGCCAAGTCTGGCCAGTGCATTGCCACCCTGTTGATGCAGCTCTTTCCGGTCAGTCACAATCATCACCTTTCCGCCCCTCTCTACCACTCGGCGCGTGATATCGGTGAACACCGCGGTCTTTCCTCCGCCTGTAGGGAGCTGCATCACTATTCGTTTTTTCCCTGACGCGAACGCTGCCCGCAATTGGTTTACCATCTCCTGCTGATATTGGCGCAATTCGAGAGGCTTTGTTCCTGTTATGAGCTTGAATTCTTGTTGCATTTCATTTCAATTGTAGTGCCTTGTAGTGCCTTGTAGTGCCTTGTAGGCCCTTTTTTGAAACTTTTCTTTTTTCATAATGATGTGTGTGTGTGATCATGTGTGTAGTTTTTATTTGAGACTCTTTTTTCTCTATTTATATTACTATCCTACTACAAGAGAGATATATAGTTATACTGTAAGGGGTTAGCTGTAGTTGTTTCTGTAGTATCTCCCTTTCTTGTAGTGGTATACATCTCACTATTTCTGTCTTTTTCTTTGACAATGCCTCACTTTCCCAAGCATTTTGAATTCAGCGTACTCTGTCCTTCCTTCATCCTCTTCATCTTCCTCTTCAGGGGTATACCTCTCAATAGGACTTACGCGCGAATAGGCTGAGGAGAGCTTCCTCCAACCGGGATATGTCCGTACCATCCAGTCTTGATCTCCTTCGCCCGGCTTTCTCTCTGCTGTAATACTCATCTGATCTCCGATTTTTTTTAAAAAGGCAAGTGCCCGGTTTCTCTGTAATGTTCTTGCCCTGTTGGGCTTGCTTCAGGATTAATCATCCTCTGGATATTGTAGGCGTATCTCGGCATTGACGCCCCTCTTACTGATTTGTACACATAACCGAACTTCTTGAGCACCTGCCCAAGCTTCCGCTGACTGAGCCGGATTGAGCTTCCGTTCAACTTCCCTGACAGCTCATTAAAGATCTCTGTATTGCTCAAAAACGAATCAGGAAGCGACTTTTCAGGTGGATCGAAATACTTGACCAGAAGCTCTTCCTCCGGGCAAATCTCCCTGTACCTGTCCGTTGCGCCGTTAAGCATGGCAATGTCCTCTCCTGTGAGCATCCAGCCGTCCCCAACGCGTTTCCATTCCTTGTACAGCTCGACCATCAAATCAACCTTATCCACTGAGTTGTAAAGCTCCCAATCGATGGCCGACACATGCACCGCAAGGATTCTCCGGTTTCCGGTCAAATCTCCCTTGATGTTTTCGTCGTTTGTTGTTCCGGCCAGTGCTGCAATCCGCCGGTGCGTTTCCGCCATGCGGGCATACGGCTTTCGAATGGTGATTTCTTGCTTGCTGGAAACTTCCTTGAAAAGCGCCTCTTCTCTTCTGCTCTTTCCGGAAAACTCATCATCGAGGATCAGCGCCTTGGTTGTCATCAACGTAAGATGGTCCTTGTCGATCCATCTTAGCCTCCGCGTAGTATGGCTGCAACTCTTCGGGAAACAATCCCCGGAACCATTTACTTTTCCCAGTTCCCTGGTCACCGACAAGTACCAGGGTAAGCAGGGAATACGTGCCATGCCATCCGGAAACCATCCCCAGCAGCCATTTGCGGATAAAGTACCGGCGGAACTCTTTCGCCTCGCCTTCCGCAAGAGCATCCACGCGCCCGGAAATTGCGTCAATAACTGCATCGATGCAGCCTTTCGGGCTCTTATGGCGGTTCTTTTCGAAAAACTCAAGCATGGGATTATAGTCCTTCGCTGATGTCTCGATCAGCTCAAGCAGCACGTCGCGCTTTACTTTCGAGCTGCCATACTTTGACCGCAGTTCGACCATAAACTTGCATAGCGTTCTATCCACAATCTTTTCATTTTCGTACTCAACGCAGTCGTTGATCAGGTTCCGGCGCAGTCGCTTGCCCTCGATGTCCCGCTTGATGAACTCATAGATCTCGTCAGCGCTTTCCTTTTCTCCTGCTGCGGCACCATCAAAAACCGCGTCGACCAGCTTCTTCGCGCGTTTTCCGGCGACTCCCCCTGCATTTCAACAGCGTAGCGAACAGCCCCTTCTTTTGCCGATGCTTCCGGTTCGACCCCGGCAGCGACCGCTTTCTTGGCATACTTCGCGGTCTTGATGATCTCTTTGGTCTTTGGCGCTGTGATCTCGTACCCAGCCTGCCGGGCAATCCAAAAAAAGGAAGAGATTGAAACCGCTCTTGATCCGTTGCACTGCTTGTATTTCAGTGCCGTCTTTGCTGGATCGTACCCTTTTCGGAACTGGCAAACTCTCTGAAAAAAGTCAACGCCCGCCTCGCCAAACTCCGTATTGAAGGCGAACGCAATCTTTACCCCGTCAGCGTAGTTGGTCGTGATGTCACGCCGATCCTGCTCAATCTGTTGCAGGACGTACTCAATATCAGAGTTGCAGCAGGCCACCTTTTTCCGCTGGAAATCTACAGCCTCTTTTTTCTCATACTTCCCCCACCGCACAGCCCGCTCGTTGATGTAGAGGTCAGTATCATACCCGACAAAACGCAGCCTGGTTACGTCCTTACATGCGGGATCAATAATGATCTTGAACTCTTCAGCGAAATACCTCTCCATCGCAAGAAAACTCTCGATATGCTTTTCCGGGTTGATCTTGACGTAGAGGCTTAGTCCCAGTCCGGACACGGACAAATGACCGGCATAGATATGTTTGTCTCCGAAAAGCGTATCCTTGAACTCAGGTAGATCGATGCCTATGTTGTGCTTTGCGTCGATATCGATATTCAGTACTCCAGAGTGCTCTGCGAGGTTTGATCGCTTTCTCCCACCGGAAAACCTGCCTGACGGGATGAAACAGGAAAGTCCTTCTTTCGCCTTTTTCGTCTCCGGAGCTGACGGGCCATATTTCTTGAGCACTGACCGATAAGCGAAGTATTCGTCTTGCCAGTATCCACCTTTGACCCGATGGAGAACATCAAGAAACTCGATATCCTCCACAGGAGCGGTTGAGTGGCAATTCTTGAAAAGCGAAACGATTGGCATTATTTTTCAGTGTCGGTTTCCAAAAGAAAAAGGCTGCTTTTTGGTAAAGACTGGTTCGATGGCCCATTTGCGTAAAGGCTCGACAACCGCTTCAAATAGTCATTCTCCACCCGCGCCGAGTCAATTATGGTATCAGCAACGCCAATTATGGCTTTGGCTGTATCTATATCCATCGGCGTTTCCGGTTCAGGGTCTTTAAGGCGTTCCAGCACTTCAAAAAGGTGGTCTCTCAGATCGCTCATTTTATTTTTCACCGGTAGGCTCCTTGATTTCTTGTTTGATGTAACAGATGACTTCTTTTACTTCGGCGATATCTCTGGTATATCCATGCTTCGAGTTGATCAGCATATGCAGCGTCCGCGATACGCACTCGAGATTGTCCGGATCGCAGTTCAGTGTGTTCCCATCCTTGAATTTGATACAGTGGCCACGAGGGATTTCACCAAAGGCTTTTCTGTAGTTATGCCTGGACAAAAACTCATGGTTCTTTTCGCTGATTCTTATTCTGAGCTGTTTAACTCCCCGCTCATCAATGGTCACTGATATATGCCCGTCGCATGTCGTATTGTGCGGCTTATGGCCAACCTTGAACATCGTAGCTCTCATGGCATCAGTAACGGTGAAGTACCCTTTCTTCCCCTTGTTCCATGCCACAACACCCTTTTTAAAGCGATACTTTGCTCCACCAGCGACAACTCTTTCCCGGTGCGCATTTACAAACGTCTCGGATTTTCTGATACCAAGCTTACAAGCTTTTGAATTCACGGCCCCGCGTGACACGCCAAGCATGTTGGCTATCTCATGGGAATTTAAATCCGGATAGGATACTCGCAGCGCGTCGACCATTTCATCAGTCCACTTTATCATGC